CCATATAGGTAGCCGCTTGGCGGGGTCTAGAGAAAGCCAAAGGATGATGATCAAGACAAGGATAAATAGTGTCCTCTAAGATCTGTTCAGTGAAGCCAAACTTCTTAGCACCATAAGATAGAGTCATAGTTGGTCTCTTGGTTACCTTCCGAGTAACTCCATAGTCAAGCCACTCCTTAGAGAGAGCCTTAGTCCCCTTCGAGACATACTCAGAGCCATCATCAGCGGTCTTTAGTTCGTCTTCAGTGCCTTCCTTAGCATCCTTAATTAGGGACTTCTTCACATGCTCAGCGACAATGCCATAGATATCGTGAACCTTCTCATCAGGCACGAGGTTAACTGCAGTACCCCCAATTTCATCTTTAAGCATAGCTGAGAAGTGCTGGATACCACTGCAAGATCCATCGAATGCAACAGGGATATGAGACACATAATCTGTACCTTGTTCCATGAAATCAGCCCACTCAAAGCAGAATGCAAGGAATTCCCAAGGACTGTCTGTTTCAGTCCATTCAAGATATGTAAGAGGATCTTTAGCTGTCCTGAGGATCAACTCAGAGTTCTCATAGACCCAAGCAATACGGTCTTCCAAAGGCTTCTTATCAAGGCCATAGCAATTGGCACCTTGGATAGCTAACCAAGCTACTCCAGAGTCCCCTAAAGGCGCACCATCGGCAAACTCAATAAGACTCTTGCAGAAGTCAGTGCCCTGAGGATTCAACAGTGGCAATGGATAGACACGTCCACGGAAGTCAAGATTATGAGGAAAGTAGATACGTTCATAGTCTTTATAGAGATCAGCAAGAGCAAGCTGAGCATTCACTGCATAACGCTTAGACTTACGCTTATTGTCACGCTGATAGTAGATAACCATAGCCTTACGCCATTCTTTCTGAACATTAGGATCCTTGTCTGCAGCTTCAGGTCTCACTGGAGGTTCCTCAGGTTCAGCTAAAGGCATCTCAAGTCCCTCAGGGATATGCCTCCACTTGGAGATTTCCTGAGCTACCTTGAGTACCCTTTGGTTGATCCTCCAAGGTGTTTCCTGAATGGCATTAACAGCCTTATAGACATCAGGCATATCAAGATCTCCATAAAGATCCATCACAGTCTTCTCATTAAGACGAACCAGAGGAATAGGACGCTTAAGGTTGATGTAATAACCCCCATTGATCGGATTAGTCCAAGGCTTGGGAGGGATGATCATAGGTCTGTTTTTAAACAAGAGATCAGCCATCTCCTTATCGTTGTTAGCAATGTATTGGACAATCTCTGGAGCTATCTCAAAGCGATAGGTAATGCCATAGGTGTTGCTCTTGGAGTACCTAGAGATTTTCCCAAGACCAGTAGACACAATAAAGATATCAATGAGCTTCATGCCTAAGTTGACTCTTACACTGTCTGTCCATCGTTCCCACTTCTCTTTACGACCTTCATCAGAGAGATAGTTATCTTTAGCTCTAACAAAGGCTTCCTTAAAAGACATGCCAATACGCTTGTTCAGATTAACCTGAAACTGGCTACGCTCTTTGTCAGTTAAGGTAGACAATACATCTTGAAACTTCATCTCAAGCTCTAACTCAGTCCCTAGTTCTTTCGCAAGGGACGTAAGGTTTATCTGAGGAATAGCATTAGACAAAATAGTTCTTAGAGACAAGAAAGCTACATGCTCCAGCTCTAGTTTCTTTAAGACAACAGAACAAATATGCCTTTTACCTGGCTTACCACTATCAGCTTTTTCATAGAAGGATTTTAGTCCCTTACAGAAAGCCGGAAGGGCTTCCTTAAGTAAAACTTTAGTTGTACCAGTGTCAGCTAAAGTTTTATTCTCTCTGGCCTTATTAATTTTAGACATGAAAGCTTGATAAGCTAAGTCTTTACTTTCAAGCTCTAATTCTATTTCTTTATCGACTAAATGCTTCCCATATTTAAGACATAACTCATCATACCCTACTTCATTAATTCGAATAGAGTTAATAGCTTCTTTAGTGTCCATTTGGTTTCCTTTAGTTAACTTAAAGTTGTCTGTTGTTAGTCTTTAGTTTTAACTTTAGATTAGTATCTATAGTAATAACCTACTTAGTTAATCTTTATAGTTATATTCTTATAGTTATTATCTTAATAAATTATCTTATAAGTTATTATCATAGTTATTAATCTATAGTTTATCTTTAGTTGTCTTTAGTTTTCTTTAAGTTAACTTTAAGTATGACTGTAGTTAGTCTTTAGTCCCTTGGTTTGATCTATGTCAATGTCTTATCCTACCTCTCTCTAGGAAGGGAGATTATATTTTTTTTCTTGATCTAGGTCAATACTAATATAATCTCCCCTAATGACAACCTTAGATTTCAGTTGTCTACCTTAGATGCTCAGGGGTTAATCAAAGGTTGATCATAAAGAAACCTATTTAGAAACTCTTTATAAGCCTCATACTTCTCTAGGTCTTTCTTACCAGATTCTCCGTTTTTATGTCCAGCCCTATAGGCATATTTGATCATGTTTCCTTTACAGAAACCTACGAATTCCTCAGAAGAAAGAATCTCTTTCATTAATTCAATAGGCTGAATTAATCCTTGATAATGGGCTTGATCCTCAGGCTTTCCACTATCTTTATTAATCCATTTGTCATCATATTGCTGCATAGTTGTCTCCTCTTTCTTACTCATTAGTTTAACTATTTCTTCCCATAAATGATCATTATTGTAATATGACATAGAATTCAGTTAAATCGATGTTGTCTTTATGTTCCTCATAGTACTCTTTAGAGCAAACTACGGAGGTTTCTTTATGAATTAAATACCAAATCATATAAGTTATTTCCTGCATAAGTATTGTTCAATTTCTTTCTCAAGAGTATCCAACAGCTCAGCATACTTCCCACAGGAGAGCTTTGAGTTATCTCTGAGCATATTGAGGTAGTCTACGGCAGATTGTGCCTTGGTGAATACGACTACACTCAATGTGTTCTCATCATAGAGTTCAATAGGAATTGTCTTACGAACACTGATGGTTGTCCCTTTACTGCCTAAGTTGGTTTGAAATGTGTGAATAATGGCATACATGTTGTGGTTTCCTTCTTTAGGTTGCTCTATAGAATGGCCGCAGAGGCCTCAGAATTGCTTCAGGTTAAACGATAGGGCACTTGGTGGTATGTTGACCTTACCAGAGTGCCTATCGTCGATCCTGAGTGAAATCTGAGTGGCTTTTCATTCCTCCTCTTCTTTCTTGAGCGTTTCAGCGGCGTCCAAGATATCCCCAACGGTCTCAGGAGAGGCATTTTCAAGGGCAATCTTGAGTTCACTGAATGTCTCTTCAGAGATTTTGGGCATATCTTTAGCAAGTTGCTTTAGGGCTACCACAAGGCAAGCATCCTCAACATACTCCCGCATAGCCCCTTCTTCAGTAACTACCCAAGCCTGCTGGGCTAGTTTATAGAGGTCAAAGTTAACTGAATCGATGCCGTATTCACGAGCTGTATCATTGATCTCTTCAACGTGTTCCCCAATCCACTTGTTCAGATCATAATAGTAAACAGGGCAGAGATTATCGGCAGTCTCAAAGATCAGGTCATCAATATGTGCTTGCTCCCCTGCAGTTTCAAGTGCCTCCACAAGATCTCCAAAATAAGTGTCTGCATGGTGGCTTTCCAGTAAGTCCTTGATCAGCGTTGTAAGAGGAATGAGCTTAGTGTGTGTCATGATGTTGTCTCCTATAGACATTTGGTTATTAATTAGTGCTTGTAATCTTTGATTACTTCTTACTTTAGCACACTCTCTAGAGATTGTCAAGTGTGCTATATAAGGACTAACCCTGTAGGTACCACTGCTTAGATAGACGTCCAAGATGTGTAGTACTTGCGGATCTCTTCAAGACCATAGGCTTCCTTGCAGACCTTCCCAATCACCTTAAGGGTGCTCATCTCTTCAGCTTTTTGTTTGTGAGCCATAGCGAAGCCTAACAATCTGTACTCGAAATCATGAAAGTCCTCTTCAGAGCCACTGTAGACAACCTGCCAGACTGCTCGCCTGTGTTGAACAACAGTGATAGTCATTGATTCAGCATCACTGATGATCCGTGTATGTGAATTAAAGTTGAACTGCAACATCTTGTGTCTCCTATGTGTGTCATTTGCTAGTCATTTGCTAGTCTTTAGCTAGCTATTGCTAGCGATGAGCACACTATA